AATGTCTTGTGTGTTATCGGCCATATCTTTCCCGTAAATTACGCATCATTTTATCGACTAATTGCTTTTCAGACCGTTGTGTTTCCTTCTCAGGAACATACCCACGGTCGTAAGCATCGCCGACTTCTACAGCGCCAGCCGCACGATAAGCGGATCGGAGCTTTGATTTGCTTGTATATATTTCTTTAGGATTAAGCGGATTTCGTGTCGGTGGCATCTCATCTTGAATGAAGAGATCCCGACAAAAGCGTTCTTTTTGAACTTCATCAATCGGAACAACTTTTTGCTGTATAGGACAGTATTGAAACAGTTTGTATTTGCTCATTAGTCATCCATCACCAGGGCTAACAACAGCAGCTTAATGCGCTTGGTGCGCTCTAAACCCTGTACCTCGTCTGGCTTTATGTTTTCATACAACTTTTCACGAAGAATTGCACCTAGCTTTATAACGTCTACAGTAGCCGGTATTACAACATCGGCCTGACGTGCCTTGAGCAATTGAGCGGCGATTTCTTCTTCGAGTAGTTCATCCTCGCGCTTTTTGCGGCGCTTTCGGTAAACATCCAGAATATCACTTGTATCTGGTGTTACAACCGCACCACCGTACTGCTTTGGGTTAAGTAGCAGTAACAGGCTCATGTGGCTTTTATGATGTAATTAACAACCAAGTAAGGAGAGTTTTGACTACCAGAAGTCATTGCAGCGTTACCATCAACGCCACCCGTTACAAGACCTATACGCCCAGAAATAGAAGGAGCTGTATAAGAACCAGCAGAAGTATCTCCTTTTGGAGCTGTAGTCGTAATTTGACCACCCCAAGCACTGTAACCACTAGGAGAATTGCTAACTGCCAAATCAGCACCAGTTCCCATCCCGTGATAATGCGCTGGAACGCTATGGGTATGGTCTATACTACCGCCTGTTCCAGCAAGAGTGTTGCCTGTGCCAGAAGCCGCTTTGCCCATTGGAAATCGCTGTCTAAGGTCAGGAATGTTAAAGGTCGTGCCGCTTGCCGACCCGTAAGTAGTGTTGATAACAGCAAACAGTTTTGGGTAATCAGCTCGGTTTAAGCTACTACCATCAGCAATTAACCAGCCAGCGGGAGCGGTATTGGTATACCAAATCATGCCAGCACCTACAGGTACATCTGATCCATAAACCGGCATTATGTGATCTCCGTAACCCGCATACTACCCGTTGGGCTTGAGTCCCATATAGCATCAATAGCCCCTGTATAAATTGGAATAGGAAGTTCCAATATTTGACCAGGCGACAGTTTGTACGAAAAACTGGTTGTACTAGCAGTAGCACCAAGTTTTACATAAGTGTTTCTGTCGGTGTCATTCACCATGATTGCCATGCGGCGATTTACGTTACTCGCAAGAATACTTGTACTTGTTGCCGCTGAAACAACACTTGTTACAGCACTTGTTGAATAATTCTTCAGCGCAACATCCGGCAACGTAAGAACATCCACATCACCTATGTTATTCGTTCCCGCAGGTAGAGCGGTAGAAATAGTAACTGCTCCGGTATTACACGCCGTTACTTTACCGTTTAACGTTGAAAGCGTTGTTTCTGTTGCAGCACCATTAGGTAAACTAATCGTACCGCTTACATTGTTAATGTTCCAAGTGCCGCTTTGTGTTGCAGCTACAGTACCGTCAACTGTAAGTGACCCACCATTATCTGTAACAGGTATGGCAGTTTGGTTACTTGCTATAGCTACTGGCAAGCTATTAGCCATCGTGTTTTGGCCAACAACACCACTAATATCGCCAATCGCAGTAATGAGAGACCCAGACGGATTAACCTTTACGTTGTAATACGTTCCGCCGCCAGTGGCCGAGCGACCAGCAAGCACAGCACGAGTAAGATTAGCTAGGCTGTAATCGGTCAGGGTTTCCGTAATTGGATTGTAATCCGATGTGGTACCCGCTGCCCAACATGCTGTGTAAATCGACAAATCTGTGGCACCACCTGCACTTTTTACACACTCAATCTTCATTGGAAGGTTAGGTGTTTCTATCGAAGGTGCAAGCTGACTATTAGGTATGCGAATAGTGTGGAATGTTACCCACTTAGCATCAGGACTAAAAACTTCAAAAAGAAATGACGCAGAACCAAGCCAAGCAAAACGTATACGATAAAGATTTGAGTAGGTAAGGTTAATAGCTTCTGGTGTACCAGCGCGAGTAAAGATTGAGCCAACAGAACCATCAAGCGGATCACCATTCCAACTTGTTCGCGCTATTCTTGTATCACTAGTTCCACTACGAATCGTTACGCCAAATAACGTTCCTTCATATCCAATAAAAGCGCCATTATCAGTATCGTAAATACCAATGCGCTGATATGAGTTTGCAATCCCTGTTGTAAATGCCGCAGTAAAAAAAGCGTATTCTTCGTGCGCTGGTCTGTAATTGCATTTGTAAATGGTTTCTCCACGCGAAGCACCGTTTGTATTAGTTCCAGTACGGTACCGAGCATGGCCACCAGATATGGTTGCAGAACCACCAGCGGCGGTAGTGTTATTAATAAGATTTGCATCAAATGAGTCGAAAAAACTCAGTTCAATCTCATTGTTTCTTCGGCCTCCAACGCTTACGCCAAGAATGTCTGAGTTGGTTGTAATGTTGAAATACAAGCCGCCAGCGATTGCAGCGTTAATGCTTTGCAACGTATTTTCCGTAGCAAAGTCTGGAACAGTTAGATCCTCTGTTCCAGCACCACCATAGTCTACCGCTACTACCTGAATCTGCTCGCCACCTTTGTCGATGGTACGAACAGGGATATCAGGGTTTACACTAGTAGGACTGTTGGATACATCAACATTGTCAGCCACAACTATGCCTCATCATCAATGTTATTAAGTTCAATGGATGGGTTACCTAACTCATCCATAGTCACTTTACCAACTCGCTTACTTGGCTTTGGAATGATGTTGTTGATAACAACTGGTTGTGATTCCGTTTTCATTGGCGTCTGAAACGTCTGCATTGTCATTCGGACTCGCTCAAGCTGCTGCTCGTTTTGAAGTCTGCGCTCTTCCATCAACTTCTCAGATTCAGCTAAACGCACTCGCATATTCTCTAACTCGAGTTTTTGAATCTCAAGTATCTGAGACATGCGATTAGTCTCTTGCTGAATTGCTTGCTTATTTGCATCCGATTGCGACATAGCTTGTACTTTAAGCATGTCAACTTGGACTGCATTCGACTTGATTTGCAATTCCTGTTGACCTAACCCAAGTTCTTGCTGCTTCACATACTCATTGAATTGCTGCGCTTGAATCTTCAATTGAGACTCAACTTGATCACGTTGCATCTTTAACTGAGATTCTTGATAACTGATCATGTTTTTGTCATGGGCATCAGTCATTTCCATTTGCGCAGCTTGCAGCCTAGCTTGTGCTTCAATTTGCGCAATTTGCATTCTGCCTTGTATCTCAATCGTTTTAGGGTCCGGTGGAGGCGGTTGCTTAGCTGCCTCCTCTCTAGCCGCAGAGATTTCACCAACTTGTTTAAGAGCTTTCGTAAAGATGCCATCAAGCTCTTTGCCTCCCTTGAATCGTTTAATAACGTTCTGGAACAACTGAATAGAAAACTCTAGCAAAGGTGGGTACTGCTCAATTAGAGCTTTCATCTGATTAAAAAACTCGCCGCACGTAGACATAAGCTGTGCGCCTTCTGCCTGGTCTTGAGCTTGGTCAATAGCTACCATGCTGTCAGACGCAATCTGGATGCGGTAGTTAAACTGATCGTCATCACGATACAGTGCCATGATCTGTTCTTCCATCGCCATTACCATCATGTTTGGATCGATTGGTGGTGGTGGCAAAGGCTGCATCTCTGGCGGAAGATTTGGGTCTAGCGGAGGCGGTGGCGGTGTTGCTGGTACCAACGGTAGTAATACCTGTGGCGCATCAGCTACATTCATTATCTTGTTCTTTTCAAACATCGTAGTAACGATGACACCAAGATTTCCGATACCGTCAGAAATGAACTTAGTAAACATGTTCTGACGAACGATAAGACCGAGCGAGGACCAAGCGTTTTCGAGTCTGTTTGCAGTTGCAGTTTTGTACTCGGCACTGGTGCCACGTAGTAAATCGGATACTTTAAGTGTTTCATAAAGCTGTGACAAAGCTGTTTGACGAGCGGCCTGTAATGTTCCAAGCGCCTCTACAAACGGTGCAATAGGCATAAACTCAATGCTGTTTTGCAATCCACCACGAGCTTTATAAGACGGCCAGTTAATCGTTGGCACCATCTTTAAGTCGCCAATCATTAACTGTTCGATCTGGCTACCGATAGCGGAATCGTAAGTTGCATTTGTTCTAATAGCCTGAGTAACCGCATGAATACGGGTAGTCATTCTCTCAATTTCAAGAAT